CGTTCATACCACGAAGATTTTCTCTTTGTTCTGCTGACTTACAACGGATAAAGGTTCCATTGGGAAACTCTATTGTTAGATCACCGTTGTTGATCTTGGATTCTTTAATGCCAAATAGTTCTTTACAGCTTTTAGTAAGGTCGGGCCATATTAGAGTCTTTATCATTTCACGAGTTGGTGCTATGTAAAGGATATCCTTGCCCTTGTGAAACTTAGCATCTTGTGCGGCTATGGGAAGGAATAATGCTGCCAGGAATGTTTTACCAGAGCCAACGGGAACAATATCAATTGAATGTTTATCAGTGTTCATCCAATCATTAAATATCGTTGACTGTTCGCCATAAAGCGTAATAGGGACTTTACGCATTTACTTCCAGTCGTCAAGCTCGGTCTTAGTGAATACGATTTGAACGCCCAACGCTGCGCCGCCTGATGTAATATCTTGGGCTGCTACATCGGTAAAGTAATATTTGGCAAAGGCTGTTTGATACTTAAACAACATTTCGTAATCACCGCGACTTCTTGCGTCAAGCATATCGCGTGCCAAGTCTTCTTTTAAACTATGTCCGTGAACTTTTTTGTATTCTTCAAGGAATTCACCACCTTGTATCTTGCTTGTGGATCCGAGTTTTCTTCCTGAGCCAACTCTTTTTCCGCCGCGCTTTTTGATTTCGGGCTGATTAGTTTTCAATTCTTGCGTCATATATCTATTTATCTTTTATTTTAAAGTAAACTTGATTTCTTTTACTTTGGGTTTTCTTGGCTTGACTATCTTCTTAATGGACTCTGGACCAAGTTCCAAACCGCATTCTTTATACAGCAATGCTATCTCAATGGGAGATTGTTTTGGTTTAAACCAATTGCGCAATGTGTCAAGTATAGTCATAATGTTTCCTTATACAAAAATCTGTTCGTAGTCTTCTGCTTTATCTTCAGGATCTAATCCATCCCAAATTGTCTTATCTACTTTATGTTGATACTTGCGTGTACCAAAGCTTGTGAGTAGTTTTTGATTTTTCATTGTCCAGCTCATTACAATTTCTTGATAGCGTTCTTTACCAAGAATAAGTTGTAGTTGAGTCTTTGAGTCTTCAATAGAAGGGTTGATATCCCACTTAGAGCCTTGTACAGTAAACATAAACTCAATACATTGATCTATCTCAAGTTCATTCATATACGGAGATAATTCCGTTACCATTCTGTCGAAGGCTTTGATGTTTGATGTATCGGGTCTGTCAATGATACTTTTAGTGGACATTATGTTCACCTCTTAGTTCAATCAATTGTTGTTCAGTGAGCAAGGCGCCCAAGAAAGAATGTATTGCTTTCATACCAATGATCTTAAAGTCAAGATGTTGTAAATCTTCATCTTTGAGGTCTGCCAGTGGAATGTCCATTAACAATACCAATGCTTTATTGATGTCTGTCATCAGTGGTTGAATTGATACCCATACTGTATCATCTGTTGCTTTTACTAATCTATAGCTGTTAAGTTGTTTTGTTATCATTGGTTTTTCTTTTTTAAATATACGATCATAGGACTCATCAAAGGTCTCTTTGTTCGTGGGTCGTTGCTTGCTGCCTTTGCCGCTCATTATTCTTTCCTCTTTGTTACAAATTGAAGGTAATCTTCATCATCATCCGTTTGTCTTTTATTTATGCGTTCACATGTATTTTTATGTTGCTGAATTACTGTCTCTGATGCGAATGTTTTATCACATTCCATACAGCGATAGCCCAAATGTTTCCATTCTTTCATTCTGTAGGCATAAATTTTACTCATCTTTGGAATGGGTAAATCTACTGGTTCTGTCTCAGCAATTAGTTTAAGTTCTGTTTGATCCATGCGTGTTATTATTTTTTCAATGTGAAGTAAACCGTTTTCCATTATACCCCAATCTTTGTTTCTGCGGGACATTAATTTTACATAGGACTTATCCTTTAACTTCTGTTCCTCGGACTTTATTTGCTTTTTCATCTTTGATTTTGTCCAATCTCTTTCTATGCGCGGCACTCATATTTGCTTTATGTTGTGCTGTCTTTGGCTTGCCCAACTTGGCTAAACTCATTTTTCTTTTTTGTTCTTCTGTCTTAGGCACACCTTTTAATGTGTTTCTGAGAGCAGCTTTAATATTGGCTCTTGCCGCGGGTGAATGTGGGCCCGTGCCCGTTTGCCAGGGCGTGTGATTTGGCAGTTGTTGTAGAGGTTCTGCTCGTTGAAGTTTAATGATTTTCACATTATGTTCGTTGTAGCAATGAACGCGAGTTTTAGTTGTTTGTGTCATAGCGGTATTTATCTTTGTTCTGCTGTGGGATATTGTTTGAAGTTATCAACTGTGAGCCACTTGACAAACTTATTACATGTAACGCACATGAGTTTGCCATAATGTGGAGCAGCAGTGGCAACGGCACATAGTGTGTGATCCATGTGCTGTGTGGGTAAAGGCTTGGCTTCTGTGTAATCAGTGAAGTCTAGATTCTTTCTAAATTGAGGTCTGTTATAATTAAGTTTTGACATTTTGCTCGTCTTGTATGTATTATTTATACACAAGACAAGCGGTGAAATTAAATTATATAAGACTGGCTCTATTCACTCTAGCAGCGTAAAAGCTCTTTAATTCCATTTCAAAATCAGTTATCTTCCAAACATTAGGATCGCTATGAACATCATTAAGCATTATTTCGTAATAACTATCCACTGTGTTTGTTTCAATTGCGTGGGCGAATGATTTAGGTTCATACCAAGCCCAATCCAAATGACTAAGCATTCTAAATTTAGTTGAGTGTTTGGCTACAAATATATTTTTATTAATTCGTAGGACTCCATTATATTCTGTTACTTCTAACTTTACTGCGGTATGGGCTTTAATTGCGTTATATCTCTGTATCAATTTAATATCATTGATATAGGGATGATAAGCTTTAAGCCGGGGACTATTATGTGGGTTTGCCATATTATCTTTCAGTTGTTGATATGTTAATTATAACAGGTAATTTACTTGATGTCTGTTGTATTTTTACAACATTGGCCGATCCTAATCGATTAATTGAATGAAAGGAAAGCAATTCCGTTACTAATAACCCTTATATATATCTATAGCATTAAAAGTAACGGTTTTTTATATATAAATTTTTATGGGTTATTTTTCTTGTTATCTCGGTATTTCTTTTGTTTTTCTGCTTTGGTCATTTTATTATCTTTAGTAGTTCCAATTGGTCTGCCAGTACTTTTGGGTTGTTGTTTTACTCCATTAAGTAAATTCATTTCTAAAATTTCAATGGAATCACCATCAAAATAATCCAGGACTGAGGATGCGATAGAAAAATCGGGAATGAATACATTGATGACTTCATTCGCATAATTCATTGAACGAAGTCCGGTGCGCATAATCACTTGATAAAACAGATAACTAGAATGAAAATGTAAAATCATTCGTTGCTGTTCGTATTTGTCCATATTCATTAACCAAACCTGTTTATAAAAACTTTCAATATGTGGATCCATATTAAGGGCAGATTCTAGATTTACATTGGTAATGTCTTGATAATCATTTAGTCCGTGGACATTATGAGTTAGTACTTCTTCATCTGGTAATGATTTGTCTTGATGATTATTACGAACTGTGATGATTCTACCAGTTCTGTGCTGATTAATGTATGTATGATAATTCGTGACAATCTCTGGATATTTCTTTATCAAAGAATTGCTGTATATGATAGTTTGGTTAATAGTTTTTGTACCGATAGTTTTATCAGTATGGATTCTGATATTGCCCATATGTTCTTGGAAATCAGTGAGAATTACACTCTTGATATTATATGTTTTAAGCCAGTAATACATTTTAGTATACTTGAACGCAGCCGCTGCTATTAATACATCGTGCCAGCCAACAACTAAATGAGGATCAAGAACATTAATAATGCGCGCCTCGCCCTCTTTCATTTGAGATAATACTTTCCAACCATGTCCTGTGACATATGTCATATAATTATTATCAACTAGATTGAGAAAGCTTTCACTATCATTTAATATTGATTGTCCTGGATCTAATATTACATTAATACGGGTCCAATCACTATCACTATCAGTAAGTTCAATAATAGATTGGGACACTGAATCTTCAAATGTAAAAAGCTTTTCAAGCTGTAAATTATTATCCCACGTGGATTTCTTATAAGTGATTTTAGAAAGCTTTACAACTTCTTCAAGTGCCTCATCAATAATCAAATCATAGTTATTTTTATAACCATTATCTTTGGGTAATAGCGTAAATGTCTTATGCGTAATAATTATAATGTTCTCATTATTCCTCATACTGTCAATTAAAGCTTTGACTGTGGATTTAAATTTATAATTATACTTGTTATATATTTTACTATTGATAATATCCATGGGGACATCAATATCATTGCCATATTGTTCTTGTAACTTCAATCCGGGGACGACAATTAAAGTATTAATATTATTTTGAATATTAAATTGGATTCGTTTGTAAATACGCTGGGTAGTTTTGCCGAGACCGCAGCCTCGTTGATCTATCGTTATCATTGAATTGTTCCTATGTTAATGAATTGCTCCCTGTGCCTCGTGGTATGAGGTGAATCCCGCTATTACCACATAACGGGATTCTATAACATAGGAGTCAAAATGTAAAAGCCTCTTAGTTCTTCTACATTTCTATTTATCATTATAAATCCTTTTTGATTTATTGTCAATAGATAAATAGATATATGAATCAAATACTCCACGATCTTTATGATAATGTGACAATCTCGCCCACTGTTATCCGAATTGCCACAAGCCACGCAAACTTACATCAAATGGAACCATTGTTCTATGACAAACGCATTGATGATATGATTAACTTGACCGAAAACTGCGCGGCAATTAAAATAACAATGAAGCTTGATGACTTTTTGGATATGGAGAAGATATTATCAAAAAGTGTGACCGAAAAACAACAACGCGAAGCTGATCCGCGCCTTAAAGAGCTTTACAATGCTTACCAAACCTTTTTACACTTATCGCAATGAATTGGACATACAAAAACACATTCGTCACAGAACTGCCTGATTGTACTGGTTTTGTCTATTTGATAGTGAATTTAACAAATAACAGAAAGTACATTGGTAAGAAACTGTCAAAATTCGCAAAGACAACTTACAAAACCGTGACCCAAAAGAATGGAATCAAGAAAAAGAAAAAAATAAAATCATCAGTGGATTCGGATTGGGTAACTTATTATGGGTCCTCAGTTGAACTAAGTGCCGATGTTGCCCGACTTGGAACAGATTGTTTCTCCCGTGAAATCCTTTATTTCTGTATGAGCAAAAGCGAATGTTCATACATTGAAGCCAGGGAGCAATTCAGCAGAAAAGTGTTAGAATCATCAGAATACTACAATGGACAAATAAGCGTCAGAGTTCATGGTTCACACATCAAAAAGCTTGACATTAAATAGGTTATACGCTATAATAGACTCTTAAACAGCAACAAATAGGATTTAGATATGAGCAACAAACACATCGCAATTAAATGGGCAACTGCTACTGTCAAAACAGCACCAAGTTTTGTCTATAGTGATCAGTTCTTTAAGCCCTTTAGCAACGAAAGCACTCGTCGTAAGATTACGCAAGAACTTGCTAAAAATGGTGTGCTGGTTTGGTTTGATACTAAAGAAGGCGCCTTTCTGTTCCGTGCAAACGATCCAAAACTTACTATTAAACAAGATGCCAACTTTAAAGTTGGTATGTATGTTGATGAGAATGTATTGCTGTTGCCCGCATTGGCAATTTAATTTACAGGAGCGTATGATGAAATGTCAGAGAATTGACAATAAATCAGTTCTCTGCTATAATAGACTCTTAAACAGCAACAAACTTGGAAAATACATGAAAAATCACTCTTACTCTGACTATCTTGACAACGAGCAATTCTTGAAAGCAGTTAAAAAATATATGTCAAAATTCGCAGATTTTGATTCAATCAAAGATGCCATTGGCGATGAAGTAAATACTTTGATTTTCAGTAGTCATGGTGATTCCAATGAAGTTAACACATATCTCGCAAAAGCAAAATCACTGATTGAAGTACTTCAATATATCAACAATCTGTCAACACGCAGTGAAGACAATCTAGTTGATTATACTTTTGATGAGTCACTATGAGTTTGTTTCGTTTCCCCGATTGGTTTGTAAATGAAATTGTAGATATAATGGATGATGATCTATTAAGATTTACGGCGGGTCAGGACTTTGTTAATGAAAAAATTAATAAAGTCATTCTTCATAATCGTCCAAATTTAAGTGAATTCAATTTGGATCAGTTGATGATGAAATGTCAGATAAAGTTAAAAGAGAAGTATGAATCAAACAACTAAACTAATTTCCGCTGCTTATCATATCTCTGCCGTGACAGCACGCAATGATTTGTTTGAAGCCACTGCTGAATTATCAGACACTCAGTTTGTTAAGATAACTGGTGAGAGCAAGGCCACTTGGCGCGATTATATCTCAAACTTATCGTCACTTGAAATCAAGGGACTGCGAAAGCAATTTACCACAAAGCTAGACATTGAGAACAAAAGAGTCAATTCATATTACTTCAGTAGAAACGATCATTACAAATCGTAAAAGTCTTAAAACAGACAAAAAAAACTGCGTTCCTGATAGATAGGCCGCAGTTTTTTTACCATAAAAGCGTCATTTAAATTAAAACTCATTTAAATACCATTAGACATACTAGTATGCTCCAGCCGTGAAAAAGCCCCATTTAAGGGGCTTTTAATTATTTGAAGTGAATAGAGAAATAAGGTTAGATAGAGAAAGCATTTAGAGAGGATACCTTACAAGAATTTACAGTTGGCGAACTGCTCCCTATTCACTATCTATTTATCACTGTCCACGCAAAATATTATTTTGTTGTTGAACGCAATTGCCAAATCATCTTAGCATTGAAATCAATACGATCAGCAAGATAATTTTGTAGACCATAACATCTTTCAGCTCCGGCTAGATCATAAACATCGGCCAATAATTTATTTAGTAACTCGGTATCTGCCAGCAGTTCTTTAGTCATCTTCATGGCATCTTGAGTTGCCAATTGATCTTTGATTTTACCAAGTTCAACAATGCGGGGAATGGCCATTGGTACCAATGAATCTATTGCGCGAATTTGCTCGGCAAAAGAATCAATATTATCTTGAGCTTCATCATAAATTGTCTCAAACAACTGATGAAATTCAGAGAAATCACTGCCAACTAAGTTCAGATGAAATCCGTGTGACTTTACATAATATTGAAAGTGAGTGGCGAAAGCCACTTTCATTGCTTCTATAAGTTTATCCATTTTATTTCCTATCTTCTTTATCACCGAGCTTTTCCATAAGCTTCATTAGTAAATCTTTTATCTCTTTGATATCACCTTTGTAATCATCACGGGCAACATAAGTCTTGGGAAGTTCTTCGCGTAACTTAGCGAGGTCAGCTTGAAGTTCTTTCACCGAGGACCATACTTGCCTTGCGAACCATCCACCACTTGCGATAGCCACTGTGGCCACGATATTTATTAAATTCTGATATTCCATTACTTATCCTCTAGGGGTTGATTTGTCATAGCACGCAATATTACAATTGCCAATGCTAATACAAGTCCAATAGAAGACTGTTGTATCGCACTTAAGGGAAACTGAACTACATAACCCTGAACGATTGAAAGAATCGCCAGGATTAATGAGAAGTTAATTGTTTTTGATTTAAAGACTGACATTTAAAATTGCTCTTGCTGTTGCTTCATCAGAATACCAGCTCCATCCCTCAATGGGGAAAGTGTAAGTATCCTTGTCTGCTATATGTAAAGTATATTCTGGGCCATAGACAAAGTTCGGAGCATATTGAAATTCTCCATAACCATCTACGCGATAAAATCCATTTGTATCTTCCATAGTGTATTTATCCCGTTACAGTCCAGCCCTTTGCCGTGGCAATTGAGGGCGTGTCAGTCGCTGCTCCATAACAACCAGTTACTGTAATAGTTTTACCAGTACCAGTGGCAGACAAATTAGTATAAATTGAATTTAATGAAGTGGCACTAAGTTTACAGTTGGCTATACCAATGCTTGCGTTAATACCTGTCACAGGAAATGATCCAAGGTTAACACAGTTAGTAAACGCAGTGGTGAATGTTGCTGTATTCTTCACTGCCCAAGTTGGTATGGATACTAAACTAGTGCAGCCAGAAAACGCAGTGTCAAATGATGTGACATTCGCTACATTCGTGATTGGAATACTTTGTAAAGTAGCACATCCATTAAACATATATGACATATTAGTAACTTTTGTTGTATTAATAGCTGGCATACTAGTTAAAGAGCTACAAGTAGAAAATGTAAATTGTAATGATGTGTTATTTGACATATCCAATAATGGAATAGTTTTTATTGAAGCACAACCATTAAATGTTTGCGAAAAAGTAGTTGCATTACTCGTATTGAATAATGGAACTGATTGTAAAGCACTACAGCCATTGAACATACCATCCATTGCAGTTGCCTTGGCAGTATTGAATAATGGTACTGTTTGTAAAGATGAACACGCGCTGAATGCTGATGTAAATGTAAGTACATTACTTGTATTGAATAATGGAACTGATTGTAAAGAAGCACATCCACTAAATATCGTACCAAATCCAGTTACTTTAATAGTATTGAATAATGGAACTGATAATAAATTTTTACATCCAACAAACATTCCTGTCATAGTTGTTACATTTTGTGTATTGAATAATGGTATGGATTGAATAACCGAACATGCATTAAACATAGAACCCATGTTTGTTACATTGGCAGTATTCATTGAAGGAATATTAACTAATGAAGTACATCCACTAAACATACTCGTCATACTATTAATCGTACTGGTATCTGATATTGATACACTTTGTAAAACACCCATTCCCTGAAACCAGCTATTTGAAAATGTGGCAATGTGAGATAAAATCTTAACTTGTTCAGTATAACCAAATATTACCGCACCTGATGAACTTAAAATTATTTGAGTTGCGCTTGGGAAACTTATAGTCATATCCAACCAAGCAGTTGTAGTAACTTGAGTTCCATATTGCGTTGGAATTTTGTTAAGAGCAAATGAAGTTATTGTTTGTCCGCTTTGTGGTGTAACTGTTATAACAACTTGTTTATAACCGCGGGATATAGGTGCCCCCGCGACAGAACTATACACATATTGCTTATTGGCAATAACAGTCGTTGCGTAGTTAACCACTGTTCCATCACCCCAATCAACTGTGTATGCGCCGGTACATTGAATGGAAACAGCATTACTATCATCATTGAATACGGCAAATAATCCTGCGAATTTTTGTTCAGATGGAGTAATTACAGGTAATTCTGTCCATTCTGCGGGGCGTACCCATGGAGCAGGTACATTAGGTATACTATTCACCGCAGTTATGGTACGATTTTGTTCAGTACGAACGCTTCCATATCCAATAGACATTATGCGATCTCCGAACCAAACAAGTTGAATGAAACTGTTGCTGTTCCCGCATATACAGAGACCACATCAGTTGTCGCTAATGCGATGCCCAATGTTAGAAACATAGAATCATTCGTATTAATTGAACTTTCATATACAATATAATGCATGGGAGCAATCGCTGCTCCAGCTGGTCTGATTGCCACACGGAATGTAGTTGAGATTGCTCCCGTATTACAAATTGCCAATGTACTGCCAACAGCTTGAGTGGCTGCCGGAACCGTATATAGTGTTGTTAAAGTTGTTGCTGCCGGGGCAACTTGCCCCAATGTTTTATAAGTTGATGTCATGATATTTCCTTTAAGCTCCCATTAATAAGAAGGGATTGAATGTCTCGCCTGCGCCGCCACCACCTGATTGTGCGACCCAAGTTAAATTGCCTGCGCCGTCAGTTGACAACACATATGAAGCTGCTCCGCCTGTAATCTTAACATTAGCTATAGCCCCAAGAGTACTTATTCCCGCGACTGTAAGATCAGTTAAAGTTCCAACTGAAGTAATTGCTGATTGTATTGCTGAAGTTACTGTGCCTGCTGTACCAGCACTTAAAACAGCACCAGAAACATTAGCACCTGCTACTGCGTTTGCTGTTGAAGCATAAGTCGCAAGATTAACGGCTCCGCTTACATTAGCACCACTTACTGAATAAGCAACATTGGCTGCGTCAGCAATTACAGTAGAACCTGCTGTAGTTGAGAATGTAGCATTTGCCACTGTACCAGAAACATTAGATCCAGACACACTAAAAGCAGTACCCGCAAAGTTCGCATAGTTAGCATCTCCACCTGAACCACTAGTGATCCAAGATAAGTTACCGGCTCCGTCTGTTGATAAAACTGTTCCAGCAGTACCGCCTGTAATTTTAACATTACCAACGGCTCCTAATGTACTAAGACCATATGATGTGAATGAGTTCGCAGTGGCTTGATTCATATCCAATCTACCAAATGCCTGCGTAGTAAGAGCGTTGAATACGATCTTATCAGAATTAAATGCCACTAAACCATCAATACCATTCATTGCTGAGCTAAAGCCCATGTATGTTGCGCTATTAGCACCATCATTCTTAGTCAATTGAACTTCATATCCACCACCAGAGACATATGTATTTACTGAATTACCATAGAAATAATAAGCCTGTGACACGATTGAATCACCCGCTTGAGTGGGCAATGGATTTGCTTTTGTTCCGCGTGCTCTAAAATTATTTTGCGCAGGTATATACGCATTAGTATTTTCATAAACATTAAACTGCATTGAAGAAGCACCTGCAGCTTGATTATCAATAGTAGTAGCAAATCCGCCAGTTATTGGTAATTGAGTTTTGTCACCAATTATAACATTTGAGATAAAATTTGTAGTGCCTGTTGTGAACGCTATACGGTCATTAACCGTAGTACCCGCGGTGCTCATTTGAATGCTAGTGGCAACATTACCTACATTATCATTTGCTGTAACACTTACAAAATATAATCCGGCGGAGGTATAAGTAGCAGTTGGACCAGAATATACTCCCCAACTTTCATTCTTTATGGCATCATTGACTAATACTGATTGTGGGCTTGCGGATGTTCCGCGTGCTCTAAAATAGTTAGTAGCGGGGATATTATTGAAAGATGTATTTTCGTATACATAAAAAGAAAATCCAGGCAATGAATAATTATCAAGTATCGATTGATAGCCACTGTTTGTGGATATTAATTTATTGACCTTATCATATGTAAATCCAGCATTACCACCAAAGACACCATTATCATTAAATTGAATTTGTGTGTTAGCACCTCCTGGTGTTCCGCCACCTCCACCGCCGCCATATGGAGCTCCATTGGCATAGTTAATGCTTGCTGTGTTAGTGGGCAATGTTAAATTACCATCACCACCGAATGTAAAACTATACGGAGTAGTATTTGAAGATGTAGTAATAGCAATTTTAGATGGAATGCGACTTCCAGCACTTATAGTTCCCCATGTAGTATCAACTGTTGATAGAATAGAACTACCTGTTCCAAATCCAGAACCATGATGTGCGTTAAATAGAGATCCGCCAATTTGATCTCCATTGGCCACAACAGTACTGCCATCACGATTGCCCCGTGCGCGTTGACTGACAATAATGGGACCAGCACCTGATCCATCAGAATTCTGACCATAACCAGTAATAGCAACACCATAACTAGCACCATAGGTACCTGGTATAATATTTAATTGACCAAATTGATTGTAAACTAATCCGTTTTGAACATTGGTAGCATTGGGATTGGTAATATTACCATTAGGATTACCAGTACTAATATTAAGTGTACCCGGTGTCCAACAAACATCGGCCCCAGAATATAAACTGTTTGCTGCCATGGGTGCGTTAGTAATAATAACAACTGAGCGTGGAGTAGTATTGCCATTATAAACATGAGAGCTTAAACGCATCATATGATCGCCATTACCAGCAACAGTTGGTACTGCTGAGTTACCGCGATACTTTACAAAGCTCCAGTTCATTGGTCGAGAATTGCTATCTTGACTACCATAGTCATTATATACCATGTAGCTTAACGGACTGAGAGACACACTTACATTAGTGCCGTTTGGAGTAAATTGAGTTGTTGGACTTTTAGTATTGCTTACCGCATTTGAAATAGTCAACGCTGTTAGATTACCAACTGATGTAATATTCGCTTGTGTTGAGATAGTAATATTACCAGCGTAAGCAGCGTAGTTAGCATTGGCAACAATGCCAGAAACATTAGCACCTGCTACTGCGTTTGCTGTTGTAGCATAAGTAGCAAGATCAGCAGTTCCCGCATTAGTTGCGTAAGCTGCGTTAGCAACTTCTCCAGAAACATTAGCTCCACTTACTGAATAAGAAGTACCTGCTATTGTAGCATAAGCAGCATTGGCTACTTCTCCACTTACATTAGAACCAGACACGCTAAAAGCAGTACCAGCGAAGTTCGCATAGTTAGCATCATATGCTGGAAGCGCAGCAAATAAGCCATTGCCATATAATACATTAGCAGAGGCGCCATCTAAATTTAATGTGGCAATGTTACCTATGCCAGAGACATTAGCAACATCAACTGAATACGCGGTGCCTGCTATTGTAGCGAATGCTGCGTTGGCTACTTCTCCAGAAACATTAGCACCCGCTACTGCGTTTGCTGTTGTAGCATAAGTAGCAAGATCAGCAGAACCAACAGTACCCGAAACATTAGCACCCGCCACACTATCTGCGGATCCCGCTGTTGTAGCATATGTCGCATTTGCCACAGTACCTGAGACGTTAGAACCAGATACGCTATAAGCAGTACCGGCATTAGTTGCGTATGTAGCATTTGCCACTTCTCCTGAAACATTAGCACCACTTACTGAATAAGCAACATTGGCTGCGTCAGCAATCGTAGTAGAACCTGATGTAGTTGCGTAAGCTGCGTTGGCTACTTCTCCAGAAACATTCGCACCTGCGACAGCATTAGCAGTAGTTGCGTAAGTAGCAAGGTCAGCAGTTCCCGCATTAGTTGAATAAGCTGCGTTTGCTACTTCACTTGTTACATTAGAACCAGACACACTGAAAGCAGTGCCTGCGAAGTTTGCGTAGTTAGCATCATATGCTGGAAGTGCTGAGAACACGCCATTACCGTATAGTACATTAGTAGCATTTCCGTCTAAGTTTAATGTGGCAATGTTACCTATTCCAGAGACATTAGCAACATCAACTGAATAAGAAGTACCTGATGTAGTGGCATAAGCTGCGTTGGCTACTTCACCAGAAACATTAGCACCTGCTACTGCGTTTGCTGTTGTTGCGTAAGTAGCAAGGTCAGCAGTTCCCGCATTAGTTGAATAAGCTGCGTTGGCTACTTCACTTGTTACATTAGCACCACTCACTGAATAAGCAATATTGGCTGCGTCAGCAATTACAGTAGAACCAGCACTTGTAGCATAAGCTGCGTTAGCAACGGTACCAACTATATTGGCTGCGCTTAAATGAGTTAAAGCAGAACCATTACCAGAGATGTTAGTGGCAGCAATGTTACCAAGTACAGTCAGTACATTGGCAGCATAATCAAACTTAAAAGCATCACTGGCACCAGCAGCACCTAATTCATTGAATATGACTGCTGTATTTGTTCCTGGCACAGTAAGATTGCCAGAGATGTTACCAACAACATTACCAATGAAGTATGGAGCAGTGATATTGCCAATTGAAGTTAATGATGTAAGATTACCAACTGAAGTAATATTTGGTTGAGCATGAGTAGTGACAGTTTGCGCCACTGTTGAGAATGTAGCATTGACAGCAGAACCAGCACTTATAGCGTATGTCGCATTGGCAACCGTACCGCTTACATTAGCACCTGCTACTGCGTTGGCAGAGTTAGCAATTACTGAACTACCTGCTGTAGCTGCGTGTGTCGCATTGGCAACAGTACCGGATACATTAGCACCACTTACTGAATAAGCCACTGAAGCTGAACCAGCAGTAACAGCAGCGCCTGCGTTTGTCGCATAACCTGCGCTGGTCACTGGACCTTGTACATTAGAACCACTTACTAAGTTGGCTGAATCAGCAACAACTGCGTGGGCACTGTTAACAGCATTGCCTGCGTTCGTCGCATAGTTAGCAGTATTGGCGTGCTCAACATTAGTTACAGTACTAATGGCAGCGCGGCTTATTTCCACATTGATTGTAGAGGCAGTTTCAATATTGACTGAATGAATATTTGTGGCTTCAGAAACAACAACTTGAGTAGCACCTGAACCTGTTACGGTGACTGATTGAAGACTTACTGCGTTTTGAATGTTTACTTGTTGTGCCATATTAGTTTACAACTCCGTCGCTGGTGATCAAGAATAATAAGAAGATACCTTCGTCATAAGCAGGCTGAGTTCCAACTGCGGGAAAGCTAATCTTAATACGACCCGTGAAACATACAGGATCATTGACCGCTATATTAAGTTGAGGATCATCTGCCATTACGCCCCATACATCATCATTAATGACCATGGTGAATGTGCCCGCTGCATCAGCACGATTTACAATTGGTAAATCAATGACTGATGGAGGAGGATCACTTGGGAAGTCAAGTATATTGAAATCAAGACCAGTGCGTGTGTCAGTAAGACCAACGATTAATCTGCGAATGATTTGTGCTGAGATTGTCGCGCCAACAAGACTAACAGGAGTAGTATTACCCTGATTATCAACTGTGTTCCACGCCATATTCCAAAAGTCTTGTTGATTGTAAACAAGTTCTTGTGCTAGAATTTGGCCGTCAAATCCCGCGACCTGGGTAAGTGTTTTTTGGCTGAATTTTGCCATATTGTGCTCCTAATGCTGCCCCGCATATACTTACTCTGCTACCTCGCAGAGTAAGTTGAGTGACCGATATTGTATTTATACTTTTATTTAAATTGGAGTCTGTAATCTAATTGCCCGGCAACTAAAAATACTAGTTCCATAATTTAAATCAAATGCGCCAGTAGCAAATATATAAACAGAAGTTAATTTACTACTTGGAGTTAATGGATAACCATTACGTACCCAATAATTTCGTAAAGAACTTAATGATACATTATAATATTGTGATGGGGGCCAACCTGGCCCGTTAGACGCGCCCGCCATTTGAGGATACATTGCGCCATATGGCATGTGCCAATCAGTGTATCCACTTGATACTAAGGCTTCACACGATGAATACACTGTATTATATTGGCCTACAAATTCAGTTGATGCGGGCGCAACAATTAAATATTGAGATTGATATACTCCGGCATAATATCCACCATACATAAATTCCCCATAATACGGTATATATGGTCCTGGAGTTGTTCTCCCATATGTTAATGCTCCCATGGATGACATGATAGGCATTAGATATATCCCAACTTGCTACCCAATACAGTCCATGTATTAGTATCAGTTTTAATTAAATTGTAGGTGTAAACATCTATAGCACCATTGGTACCATTAGTAGGAGCACCACCTACATATTTAGGGGTAAGTAATGCTCCATCGATATAAAATAAATTTGCGTAGTAGCCCGGAGTACCATTAACAGATAATAAACTGAAAGTAATACTTTTACCAATTGCTAATATTGAATTTAATGTTGTAGTGGAATTACCGGCAACATATATACTAAAATTACTTGTCGCATTAGCATTATAATATGTAATTGCTTGATCCAATAAATTTATATGAACATTACTTGTTGAATTGGCACCGGCTGTAATAATATTAACTTTTTCTACAGCTTGCTGGAGAGTGGCAGTACCATTAATAATCAATGATGTTAGTGTTCCAACTGATGTGATGTTTGGTTGTGCTGAAATTGTAATATTACCTGAATATGCGGCATAATTAGCATTATCAACTATGCCTGCTATATTAGCTGCGTTAACTGAATTAGCTGAATCCGCAACATTAGCATGTAATGAGGTGGCAACACTGGCACTAAGAATTCCAGCTACTGTTAAATTACCGGGCATAATAACATTACCTGTAACTGAATTATATGTAAATCCAGCTGCTCCAGCGAATACTCCGGAATTATTATATTGAATTTGTGTATTAGCACCGCCTGGTGCACCATTACCCCCACCACCGCCTATTTGCGCTGTCCAAGTTAAATTACCTGTACCATCTGTTTGTAACACGAATCCATTTGTTCCACTACTTATATGAACATTACTAATATCAGCATTAAGAGAAGTGGGAGTAGTGGGTTGCGCAACTCCGCCATAGATATTCAATTGAGTGGCCGTGGGTGTAATGCTAATAGGAGTCGTTCCTACTACAATCGTGGCAGTAATCGGTTGGATTACTAAGTTGTTAAGAATCTCAGACATTATTGATACCTTATGATTATTCCAAATGGTTCTCTATTAACATCACTCTTACCACTTACTGTATCAGTGCGTGTCACAGTCATTGTAACAATTGCCAATACAGAAGTAAGTTGTGTTAATGTGGGCACTGGAGTAGGATTAGGAGTACCAGATCCATCGCCAAGTCCAACTGGCAAATAGATATAACCAATACCAGAAGTAATAGTAGTAAATGCCGTTGTTAAATTGGCTGAATAAGTACCTGCGCCTGTCGTTGGTTGAGGTGTATTCAATACTAAATTAGAAATATCAACTGTATCTCCTGAACTAACAGCAGTACAAGTATAGAACTTAGCAGCCATGCCAAGAGTCCATCCAGTACAATTAATCGGCGTTCCCACTGTATCTGTGAATGCGAATGGCAATGTATACGCCTCGCCCGTGTATATTTCTATACATTCCATTGGTGTGCCGGCGACTGTAATTGTCTTAGCACCTGTTAAAAGTAAACTCATTTTTTTATTTCCTTATATCTATTTATTGTTTTATTTAAGATCATCTTCGGTAAGATTCTCTTTTTCTAATCTATCCCGAATTCTCTTACAATTCATATTATAGAATTCATTACTACTAACTTGGAATATATTATAAGCTTTGGCGAATATAATGAATTCCTCGAGGATGGCTTCTTCTATTATATTCAATGATTGTGATATTGATATTGCGGTCTTCATAACTATCCTATTTAAGTTGTTTGAGTACGGCCGTTTGTGTTAAAATATACACATTGGCACCTGGTGTTAAATTTCTAACGGCCAATCCTGCTGTTAATATTGAAACACTTCCTCCTAAACTCAGACGCAGCGAGATTGAACTTATAAATGGTGCCACGTTAGTTAATATTAAATCTTCTTGATATTCTGTTGATAATTGATATTGATTTATCGGGGTTGGATTTGATCCACCAAATATAGCATATGGGCATATTTGAATTCTTGCTCCGGCTACGTCAGTTGTTAATGTAAGATTGTAAAAATATTCTCCAGTTTCATAGGACTGTAATGAACCGTTAGTATTAATGATAGCTGTTCTAAACCAACCTGAGCCGCCTTCATTTACAACGCAATAGGATGCGCCCGGATCAGGTAAATAAGGACCAGTACTATTTGTATAATATCCCTCAGCAGTAGATGCTGTACCTTGCCCCCATGGCCAATATTTATTAGTAGGTATTATGGCTCCGGCAGTATTACCTGGTATTACCATTGGTGCATGTCTTTGGCCACTTGTCTGTACATTAATGAATCCTGGAAATGGTACCGTATCTGTTGTTCCAAAACTATCAGTTAATGAAAACCCAGTACCACCCGGTGCCATATTTGAATATGCTACACCGCCTGTATTGGAAACTGGGTTATAAACTGATATTCCTAAACCAGTCCAATTGTGTGCTGAACTATTTGGTGATGTATTGCCGGAACTATTATTACGCGCATTCATTGACCAATAATACGTATCAGCAACCAGATCAGTTACTGTGATTTTAACAGTTTGTCCAGGTATAAAAGCAGAACCATTACCGGTTGAAACTGTACGGTATAATCTATGAGTACTCAGATCAGTTGATGTACCATAATTAAAATCCATATATAATACAGATCCAGTAATTGGTACGGTACTTTCAACAGTAAAATATGAGATTGATCCATCTTCGTAATAATAATCAGTAATAATAGGTGTTCCAGCAACACCAATAATATTAGGATTACTTAATCCCGTATTAGCTTCTGGAACGAAATTCAATATGGTATTGTCGGCATAAATTGTATTGTTATATTCAAACGCAGTTATGTGAGCACCAAGATTACTTTTCTCATCTTTAGATTCTTGAACTTGTTGAACTCTAAAACATTTGTCTACCCATCCATATGGTGCGAAAGTAATACGCACTACATCACCGGCATCAATTTGGATACCTGAGTAATCCATATAGAAGGATATAATCAAATCTTCACGACCCTGATATAAACGACGAATACCTAGATAAGTTGCTTGAATAAAGTTATTAACTTGTGGGAATTGAAGTGTCAAACGATTATTAGGTTCATTGGGGCTGATAATACCAGGGTCGGTTTCATACAAACTAGTCACTGAGTAATTAGTTTGGTCCCTAATATTATGATCGGGATATTGAACTTCAACTGAATTATAAGTTGAATTCAAATCAATTGGATTAATATTAATACCACCAATTAATTGACTATCAGTTACATGATATAAATTGGCAAGCGTAGAATAGTCTAGAAAACTGCGATTGATAACAACCTTCCACTGCCCAGTTATCTCACTAAATTGTAACCAACAATCAGATGTATCAATAATTTGCTGTAAGTTAGTGAGGCAATCATTACCAGTATTGATGGGCCCATTAACACGATATCTTGGTTGGGTTGCTGTTCCTCCACCAACCGGGATATATGTAATTACTTGATCGGCATATGTGTCAAGCGCATTCAAAGAAAGAGAATCAACATTTTCCGCAGGAATAGCACAGCCATATATGGTATTAGTGAAATAGTCATATAACACAGCGCCCGGCTTTGTTAATGTATTATTCAATTGAATGTTTAATTGACCAAGATTAATTGTATTAGCATCACGATTGTAAATTATTTTAACAATTACAAAAGCGCAGCTTCCCATTACATTATTTGCTGTCCAACGCTGTGCAGCTGGAATAGCAGGATCTGATAAAATGTCAATAGCAGTTTGCGAAGTATTGACTCCGGAGCTACTACCATTTGAGAATTGATAGATGAAAAGCTTACCATCAATCTTTGTATCAACCTGTACAGGATCACTAGTAGTTGTTAGACTTACTACTTTAGTATGATCTGTTCCATCGAATGTAACCTTCTTACCGTCATAGTAGATATCACCAAAGGAATATGTTCCGCTTGTTTTTTCAGCAAGGGCACATACATACCACATTGTTTGACTATCAGTACTAATCTTAGCATCAGTGATAGTAGGAGCAATGAAAGCAGAGCCATATACTACAGGTATTTTATTATTAGTAGCAGGTTGTAATTGAACACGAGCACCCGCATCTTGCGCGCCTGTTTGTGCTCCACCATCAGACCGATTTGAAAGTAATTTTGCCACACCAATGGTAAGTAATGTTCTTGCCGCGAAAGCAACAACTGATGCAACTGATATTGATGAGATGAATGCTGCTGCCGCAGCTATTAGAAATCCTACCATTATGCGCTCCAGGATTCGTGGGCACGCTTAAATCCAAAGCGTTCGTATTTTAATTTTTGACCGTTCATTTGACTCATTGAATATCCTACTATTTGTTTATCATCTTTAAGATCATCACATGCTGTAACATAAGCATTGATAAGGCGATAACCTGCTGTGCTGCCTCTATGCTCTTGTTCAACCCAGAACATTATTTCGTGCATTTCATATATAGAGTTATCCCACATATGTGGAGCTTTTATTGCTAATAACATACCTGTTAACTTACCTTCTTGCTCAGATACTAGGGCAATGCCGCCTCCCGCTAGCATAATAGAGATTAATCTCAATGGAGTTTCCTCGCTAGTTATACTGGATGCTGCGCCGGCTGGGCCTCCATCACGAAAATTCCAAATCATATTAAGTATTTGAGGTGAATCAAATTTAGTCGCATTTCTTATGATCATATTAACCTCTATTAAGAACTGTGTATGTTTGTGCGCCGGTTGATGCCACACTTGGATTGGATGAACTTAATGGAGTTGGACTACCAAAATCATATGGAGAATCCGCTAATGATGCTACTTGATCCATGCTAGTATCAGTGGGATAGAATTCTTTCCATGAAGTAGAATTAGTCTTTCTTCCTGCCATACGATTCTGTAACACTGTTTTATAGCTGGAAGCATTAATGTTGATAGTGAATGTATCAACTAAATCGTGGCGATCTTCTGAGATGTTATAGCTTGTAATAATTCCAGTGAATCGTTTATAAGCAGTGGTCATCACAAAGTTCTCATTGTAGAATCCGCGATATATTTCTAATTTACTTCCTTTAATCTTTTCAGCAAGAACAATATATATATTATCACCATCAATCCCGCTTAAGGCAACTGAAGTATCAGCCGATGTAACACGCATATCTCTGGGCTGTACACCAACGGCGAGTAATCCACCAAGCGGTGAAAAGACTTGCCCATCGATAGTTTCTTCTTTATAGGCTGAGCTGAATGTATGAATTGTAACATCAGCAAGATTTGACACATCATTATAAATTGTTAGACGAATGAATTCAGCATTAATTACATTCGTTTTATCGCCGGCTACTGCTGGAATATTTTGCATTAAGTTGTTCCTTTAATCTATTTATGCGGTACCAACAAACTCGTACAAGAAGAACTTATCCGACCATTCTATCAATGCGTTGTTGCTAACCAATCCATTTGACATCATCTGTCCACCTGGAATCAATTTATAAGTTGGCATGTTAGGACAGAACATATTGAATGAACACGCATTACCAATGGTTAATCCATATCCTGTTACATTCGTGGATAATATATTTGGTCTGCTTAGTACCATTGAAACGGTTGGAGCTGATCCACGCAATACTTGCTGAGTAACAGTGAATGGATAAGGCAAATTACCAAATTGAATTAGATCATTAGGTTCAAATATTACTCTTGACGATGGGACAACAGGCAAAGTACTAAGTGTAAGCACATCACCCACGAATGATTGGACAGCCATTTGATTGCGCTGTGAAGCATTTAATTGTCCTTGATAGGCAAATATCCAACTTAGATTTGGATTATTACCAAACGAAACTATCTGTGGAGTAGTTGTATCAAGTGTATCAATCGCTTCCATCAATGCTCGTGCTTCACTATAACGAAATGAGTTGGGCATATCAATTGATATTTTCCATGGGTTTCGCGTTGGTGTTTGTGATACTCGTGGAATCTCATTGCGAGTGTATTGAATACCAACGACATTTCTGCGATTGATTTGGATGCCATTACAGCCATTAATTATTGTTTGTAGACCAGTAGCCATTTTAATTCCTTATCTGCCGTAGGGCATTTCTTTCTCGGCAAGTCTAACTGTGCCAAGAAGTGTTTTTCTATTTTCAGCGAATAATTGTGCCACTGATTTAGCATCAATTGCTGAAACGTGATTAGTAATGTAAGTGTTATTCACTACTGGAGCGGGTGCTGATGATAGTGCCGATCCTCCACCAAGCTTGTTGTTAGGGATAATAGTTCCAGCTTGCTTGGGTACAAACAACTCAGGACCTTTCTCACCAACGATACTTGCTTTACCAACGGGCGGATCACCACCTTCAGCGAATCCAAACAATGAACCAATGAATCCACCGATTCCTCCACCAATTGCTTTCATAGCAGTTGCTGCCTGTGCTTTCAATTCAATTTTAAGCAAGTCTTGTAATACTGAACGAGCAAAATCTGCGAATGAGAACTTACCAGTAGTTACAAAGTTATCAATTGCTGAATTCATATTAGAAGTCATTGAACTAAATGCGTCATTGGCCATTTTAGCTGCGTTAGTACCGTCTTCAACATATTGCTTGAATGCCGAGTTCCATCCAGTGTTCCATTCGCGGCTCTTGGCGATTGAATCAGCAGTTGCTATCTTTTGTACTTCATAGATACCGGTGATACGTTCTTTAATGGCTGCTGCTTCAGTTTCACTCACTACTTCACCAGTACCTAATTGTGATTGTCTCTTGGCAATTGCTAATGCTACTTCGGCTTGAATCTGTTTATTGATATTATCAATTTTCTTTTCATCATTAGTCATGGTCATCTGATCCATCTCAGTAGTAATACTTTTTAGATTTTCAGTAACTTTAAGTTTTTGTTCAGTCATGAACAATTCCATGGCATTTAAATTCTGTGCCTCAACTAATTTTTTATTACGCTCGCCAATTGCTGCTGCTTGCGCAGAATATGCGGCTGATTGTTTTTTAAGTTCATCAATTTGACCTTGATTTTTAGATTTATCAGTACTATTCGCTTGTTCAACTTGAAGTCTTTTAATTTCACCTTGAATTCTAAGCATTTCTTTGCCGGCTTGGGCACCCGCATCAAATTCTGCTAGGATAGATTTACGACTTGCTTCACTTGCGTTGACTAGATTAATTTCTATATCTAAACGGGCCAATGTAAGCGCATTGACTAATTGTAATTGTTGTGCTTGATTTTTTAGTCCTTGGACTGCGGCCGCATTTGGATCTAAATCAACATTTTCTTTACCCATCATAGGTGATGAAGGTCTTGTAACTGGAGTTGTGCCGCGTCCACCGCCTGCGTTACCATTGACAGTGATACCAAGACGCTTCATTGTCTCATCAGTCTTGTTAGCTTCATTACCTAACTTCTTGGCAGCAGCGGACATATCATCAAAGTTAGCAGTACCATTGGCGAATGACGCATCATCCATCATACCGGCCATACCAATTTTACTGCGCAAAGATTCGTCAGTCATTACCTTATATGCGGCTGCTAATGCTAATACTCCCAGCACATATGGAGCCAAAGCTACTGATAAAGATATTACACCGGCTAGCAATCCACCTGTTGCCACTGTAGCAACGCCCTCGGCCACTGCTAATCCACCCACTGCCGCAGTTGCACCTACTGCGCCCACTGCTGCGACACCTTCTGCCGCGGCTAATGCTGCCGTTGCGCCGGCTGCTGTACCATTTGCTAATGCTAATTGACCCGTTGCCAACCATAATGCTCGTTTTGCCGCTGTTAAAGTAGCAGTGGCGACAATATCAAGCTCTGTAGTGGCTAATGACGCAATTTTAGCTGTATTTTCAGCAACAATTACAGTTAATGCCGCGGCTCTTGCTGTGGCTGCTGCTGCTTCTACTCTGAGTAATGCCATATCAGCCGCTGTCAATCCTACTGTGGCTGCTGCTGCTACACCAACTGCTACTGCTTGCCCTGCAAATGCGGCCGCTACTCCACTTACTACACCTATCAATGAACGCAAACCAGTTACGATTGCTCCGGCAGTAAAGCCAGCCATTACTACTAATAAACCTTGAGCAGCATACTTAGCACCATTCAATCCATTTGAATTATCGCCAATGAAATCTAACATGGGCTGAATTAATTGAAGGAATTCAAAACGCACTGCTTGCGCTTTGATGGCCATCTCGTCCATCATTTTCTTGGCTGCTTCTGCTGCCACTGCTGCTTTATCCTGTGTACCCGCTACTTGGTCAAGCTTATCATTATAATCTTTCCAGTCCATACCACGCCCGGCTTTGCTGAAAATGTCCATTGATAATGAAGCACGCTTAGCAGGATCTTCAATAGCTTGTAATGCTTTACCTATTTGTCTAAATATTTCATCCGGACTCTTTGAACGAAAGTCATTGGTTGTTACACCTAATGTTAAGAATGATTGTTTTAAATTACCGTTTCCATCTACTGCTCCCTGCGCAGCAATTTCCATCTTGTTCATCATCTTGCCAAGATCATCGGCATTCTTACCTGAGACTGATGCTGCTAATTGCATTTCAATCATTGAGGCAGTTGATACACCAAGTGCGTGAGCCATTTCAGCAGTGGCAGAAGCAGCTTCTAATGAACTTTTAATAAATTCAGTAAGCCCAACCCCAACCATTAATCCAGCAAGTCCTTCTAATTTATGATTAAGACCTTCTACTCCGTGAGTCAATTTATCAGTGCCATCTGACGCGCTATTCATTGCCGCTTTGGCTTTAGTACCAAACGATTCAGCATTCTTTGTGGCAGCGGCAAGTTTTGATGTTAACTGGGTATCATCCAGTGCCATTGTTACATTAATATCAGCCATTATTTTATTCCATTTTGTTTAATATAAGCAGCAGCAAGGCGTTTGATTTCATCCTCTGTGGGTTTAGTCATACCTTGTGGCGCTTGTTTTGATCTACCTGCATCTAAGTTGCTTGCGTAAGGATAGTTCGCATTGATTACATTATTATTTAATGCCGTCTTAGAACGAGCGTTTCCACTGCGAATTGGAGTGTGAGCAACGAAGAATTTATAGGCAACTGGCATTACAGCCGCTTTAACTTGAGCGATTGCTTTTATTTTTGCTTGTAATGCTTTTGTATCAAACTGTAATGAAATTGCTGCCATATATTCCTAGGATAATGCTTCTACTAATTTAAGATATGCCGCTAATAGAACATCGTTTGGCATCTTATAACCTGCTGTCAATACTTGCTCACCATCTTTATTAAGAATAAGCTTAGCAAGAATGTTTTCTATATTAATGTAATTATCAGTATGAGAAGCAGCAAAAGCAAGCATAATTTCAATTGGCTGTTTATTCCAAGTGTAGAAATCAAGAGGCTCACCCCATTGCATTACTATGCCCTCATCATCAATCGTGAGTTTTATCAATTCACGCTGTACAATTGCTTGCGCTATCTTCATACTTGTCCCTGTCTGATATCAGCCATCATTGCTATCATTTCATCGTCAGTAAGTTCAGGTGGCGCTTCTTGGTTGCCTGATGCCTTATTAGTTTGATAGTTATGATATGCTATGGCAGCGTCCATTATATACAAATCATAGGTGTTGCCACGTTCTAACACTTCACTTGGCAGCATCTTATAACGCTTTGCCATGGTTTCAATTGTTAGAATCGTATACATTTCCTTTGAATGTTCACCAATGGAGCCGCCTGTTACTTTCCCAACTGCTCTGATACCTTGGCAATTGCTCGCATCAAAACTTTAGTTGGCAACATATTGTCATCAGAGAGAATTGGCTTACCAGCTTCATCAAGAATCAATGTCCTGACGATATCAATAATGGCGCCTGGATTACTCTGGTCCATGTTAGCAAGCTTCATAAACACATCCATTGGCTGACGATCCCAAGTGTGGAATTCAAGTGCTTCACTGAATTCTGTGATCGTGGCTTCATCGTCAAGAGTGACAAGTACTAGAACGGGCTTTGCTGATAATTGATTGAGACGCATGTTAATTCCTTTTGTTAAATGATTGTATACTATTTAGTCTTTTTAGATTCGCTGGCAATAAGCTCATCAAGTAATTGATTGAGTAATGCTAATCTAAATGTTTGTTTGGCAAGTAGTTGCCTAGTTGAGTTGAGCATATCTTCAAGGATAGGCTTGTTGCGTGCCTCGTCACTGATTAGTGAGCGGAGTTTTTCTTCGTCGGTCTTTAACCATACATTGTTCATTTGTTTTTCTTTCATAATTTGTTAAAGGACAGGGCACCTTGTGAGTGCCCCATTCTTATATCAGCTAGTGATTAACCGTTTGTAGCAGTTACCATTCCACCATCAACAGCGATGTTGAGTGGAGTAACCCAGACAGGAGCCGTTGGGCTTGTCTTGCTAGCAATGTTAGTAATGAAACCAGTTCCAGTAGTAACACGATCAGTAGTACCAGTAGTTTTACCAGCCCAAAAGACTTGGAAGTCTAATGGGTTTTTGTTTGAACTAAGACTCATCAAGCCTAATTCTGCTGCTGTGGTACCAATTGCGTTTGAACCGAAGAAAGTAGTATCATCAATAACGATGTTAGTGCTTAATTCGTTGTTAGCAGGTGTGCTCAATTTACGTTGATCAACATCACTGAAAGTTGTGTACGAATACACACCAGTAGAGTTAGTGATCGTCAAATCCTGAATGAACGGGATTGTGATTGAAGTTGTAGCATTCGCTAAGTTCGAACCAACTAGTCCGATAACGATGACTGGTTGTGTACCAGTTGTATTTGTTGTAATTCTTGCCATTATATTCTCCTTTGTAGTGGCTTATTGAAATTCTAATCTTGTTAAATTGAATGTCCAGGTAAACTTCTCGCTATTCACACCATAGTACATTACTGTTGAGTGGTCTCTTTCGAAATACCCGTCAAACAATGGAATTGAAGTGCCAGGAACCACGTGGGTTACCAAGTTACTAATGATACCATTGACTGATTGAATGTTATTATCGTCTTGAAAGCTTATATAAACAATTTGGAACTGATCTATCGCATTGTAGACGCTTGCTCCTAAAGTAACACCAAGTTGATTGGGTATACGATTCACAGTGAAGACTTCACTAGTGTATATACCAAATCTAACTATATCCGAATCACTTGGGAACTCACCATACAAAGGTATGTTATACGCATTGGGCAATGATACTTTCAAAGCCTGTATGATTTGATCTTGTGTAATTGTAGGTGCTGACATTAGAAGAATCTCCGATCACCGTTAAAGTAATCAACGTCTGCTAACCAATTTTCTTCTAGCTTAGTAGCTGGACCATTAGGAGCATTGTTAGCCAAGTCATAAAAGTTAGAGAGTTCTCTAGCCTTTGCCCACTCGGTTTCACATCGTTCTTGAGCAAACTTATAGTTCGCCATATCAACATCGTTCAAGTTAGATACATCGGTAACAAGTGATTGGTATAGAACCATCACTGCGCCGAATACATCTAATCTTTTTAATGTCTGGTCATTCTTCATTAGCTGCGAAGGATTGAATGCGCTTATCAATTGTCCTTGCGGATTGTTTTTATAATATGTCGCTCCGAACACCGTGTCGCAATACATTCTCCACCATCCAAATTCAAGTTTGTATAACCATTCTTGACTTGAAACATGAAAGTATGTATCCCAATTAACATTGAGAGCCGAAGCTCTGCGCTCTGCCGCAGGATCGTAGAAGATGATATCATCCACGGTTGCGTTTGAGATTCTTTGATATGGTACACTCACCTTAAACTCCTTGAAGTAGTTTTCGCTTTGCAACTGCCAGGGCATTACTGGCTACTCTTTTTGCTATGCGTTCAGGTGATTGTTTCACACCAATTAATGTTTGGGATCTTTTTGCGATATGTTCTGGTGATTGTTTCATACCACGAGAAGATGTACCACTTTTGAATTTCATTTCATCAGTGTGCTTTCTTCCTGTATTAGCTTCAATTCCGTTTAAACGGTTTGTTTGAATATATACATTGGATATTTCATAACCACCTACATCACCAAATCTACTCATACAATATTTGTCAGCGCCGTGACCGCGTTGATCCCATTTACCTGACGCTAACCATATGGTCGCCCATTGATTAAAAGTCAATATAAATGGTACATTGCGGCGCTTAGCGCCTGCTTTATGTACTTGATATTTTTGTAACATATCGGACATTAGTGTGTTCCTGGGCTACTAAATTTAGTCTTGAACAATATTGATAGCACCACCACGACGCATGTCACCAACGCCAGAACCCATATAGGCCAAGCCAGTTAACCATTGTTGTAAACCACCTGGCTTCTCACCAGTTTTGATTTGTAGACCTTCTTTAAGAACAGTGAAGATCGCAGCGTCACCGAAGTAAGCACCAACGATAACTGGAACTGTAGGAACAGCAGCGACAGTGCGTGAAGCACTTGCCAAGAAAGTAGTGAACATAACAGTACAACCGTATACATTTTCAATCTTACCGCTTGATAGCAATTCATTACCAAGAGCGGAAAGATTAGAACCACCTGATTGAGAAACAGCACCACCGGTCAATTCAGCCAATAAACGAGTCAATGAAGAACCAGATCCACCGGCTGCGCCAGCAACTGCTTCACCAACATAACCATTGGAGTCAAGAACGATCATTGGGTTACCAGGCATACGAGCTACTTTGAACGCTTGCTTGACATTACGAACTGTTTCAAGAACTGAGTTAGAAGTAAATCCAACAGTAGCAGTTCCACCGGTTTGTCCAGCAGCCAACAATTCCATAGCGCCCAACTGTGTAGGACGAACGAATCCGTCAGCAGAAGTAGCGTAGTTAGTGTTACCAGGAGTTGCTTTAAAGCTCAAGAAACCTGCGCAAACACGCTGGTCAACTTTTTCAGCGAACGACTCGCCAAGCTCAGCACCTAAAGTAGCTGCCAATTGGAACGATGTGGTCCATGCGTAGAACACGTCAAACGCTGTAGCAGCAACTGCTGGTGTAGCGATGATAGAACCTTGAGCAAGAGCTGGATTCTGTTCATTAGCATTACCGAAACCAGTAGAACCACCAGTTAAAGCTGGATTGTAATCCTGATATGTGATAGGAGCAAAGTTAGGAATTAAGAATTCGTTACCTTGAGTTGGGGTTACCACGTTAGTCAAATTAACTAGACCCATTGATTCGTGCATTGCACGCAAAGCGAAATTGGAGATAGCAGTCGTGAAACCGTCTCCTTCATTGTTATTACCACCGAGTACGTATGCCATAATATATTTTCCTTAATATTAATTTTCGTGAATGACAGCAGAACCAATTCCCACTGTCATAATGTTATCTTACAATAACTTTCTAGTTGAAGTTGAAGACGTTGCTGAAACAGTAAGACCCTTCAATCCAATATTCTTACCTAGGCCATTTTTAGTTGCCCACGCATTGAATGCTGCTGGATCACGCGAGTAATCCGGAATTGAATCGCTTTCCACTCCTGCGAAGTTTCCACCTTGACCTGGACGAAGTCCAGAGCCACCTTGATTTGATTGTTTCAATAGCTTGGGATTACCACGAGCCACTTCATCAACTAAACCTTGAAGGCTTAATGGCTGACCATCTTGGGAGTAGCGTTCTTGACCTTTAGAGTTTACAATTGCGTATGTACCATCATCATTCCATTGGATTGAAGACTTTACTTTACTCATTGCGTAATCAGTAAGATCAGTGTCGAACTTGCTACCCATTACTGAGCGGATATCACCATCTAATTCTTTTTCTTGAAGAACTTTTTCTTGCCTTGCGAGTTTTGATTGCAATGCTTGAAATTGATCTTGAAGATCGTTAGCTGGTCTACCTGCTTTTTGAGTTGGAGCTGCCATTGGCTGTGCGTTGCCACCGGATTGTTGAGCACTTGTTCTAGCCACATATGCTATTGCCGCTTCCACGCTATCGAATTGTTGTCCACTTGCCGCACTAAGTGCGTTTAGGATTCCAGATGTTTGCGATTTGCGAATAGCACCAGGATTAACTGATTGCTCATTTGCCTGATTAGAACTTGCGTTCTCTTGTCCTGCGTCAAGGGCTTCAACGTTGCCACCGATATTTGATTGATCCATTAAGTATTTTCTTATTGTAACGTAATAAACGAGTTTGTAAAGTTATTTATGCTAGGCAAAAAGATTTGAGTATTATAATACTTCTTTTGATGTTCTTCTTTTTGCCCTGCTGATTAGTGTTACACTTTCAAGATTCTAATAGCGAGTTAGCCGTCTTGAGGTAGTAACCAACCTACATCACCGTAATTAAACGGGCCCTAAGGAGATGATCTTTTTTGAATAGTGGCTTTATAAGTCGCTACTCTTTTAGCAATAGTCTCAGGACTATTCCTATTACCACGCTGAGCTGTGGCCCATGAGTCTTTTATATTTTGAGTATTAGTTTGAATGAATACATTACCTACTTTGTATGGGCCCATATCGTCTACGCGACTCATTACATATTGGCCTTTACATTTTCCGCGTTCATCCCAGTGGCCCGATTTCTCCCATATGTCCCACCATTCTTTAAATGATAGTTCAAATCCTGGTACTAACATGCTACGATTCCTATGCTGTTTAAACTTATTGTATATAATTGTCATGTTTGGTTTGAGTTCCACGCTTCAATTCTTTTCTTTGATATTTCTATATATGCCGCATCTAATTCACATCCTATATAAGTGTGTCCTAATTCCACTGCTGCGCATCCCGTTGATCCTGAACCATTGAACGGATCTAATACTGTTCCACCACGTGGCGTCACTAGCTTGATAAGATACTTCATGAGTTCAATGGGCTTAACAGTGGGATGAATGTTTTCTAGACTGCCTTCCATGTGTCGTTCTTTACGATTAACTTTAGGGCAATAGAAGAACTTTTGATAGTCTGGGATATCACCTATTACATTAGATGGAAAACGACCCTTATCATTAATAGTATTTTCTCCTTGCCACTTATCAGGTTCTGATTGATTGAATTCTAATCTATTCATACCATTAGCGGGATATACTAATGTCTCCGATTCAATGCGCGTAGCATTAATGTTAATTGCTCCAGTGCCCCATTGCTGACAGTTTGCGGCGATAGTATTACCTTTACTAACAGGTTTACGGGCCATGGCAATTGGTTCGTGTGCCGGCTTTAATGCTGTGCCCCAACCTGCCCAAGACTTGCCATCTTCGGTTTGTGGTGTATATTTTAATCCACATTCAGTATCAACACATATAGATTTGTGTGTGTCATCTTTACCACACTTACCACAAGGACGGCCTCCAATTGGATTAGAGCCATATGCTAAATTATGGCCTTTCTTTTTACTGCCAGTGTAGTTGGGATCTGCTTTGCCAGCAGCCTTGTCAATCTGCTTACCAACATCCTGCGACTTAGGAAAGCCACTGCTATAAATCCACATAATCTGATCGCGGATTTCAAAGCCTGCTTGCTCTAATGTAATAGCAAGGTGATGATAGGTTCGGGCTGCACTAAAAGCTAAGATGTGTCCGCCTGGCTTTAATACTCGTAAGCACTCTTTATAAGTGTCGATGCTGCCTGTATTAGCATCCCAAGATTTACCAAGAAAGCCAATGCCATATGGTGGGTCAGTAATGATGGCGTCAATTGAATTATCCGGAATAGTTTTAAGGGTTTCGCGGTTATCGCCCTGAAGTAATGTATAGTTCATTTGTTAAGTGGTTAAAAGACGGTATTGCTACCGTCTATATTATTTAATGTTATCTACCTACGTTCAGATTATTCAACTGAGCGGCGATAGCATCTTGTGTGTAATATGATTGTCCCATATTCTGTATAGGAGTACCTGCTCCACCAACTGCTGCTGATTGTACTGCTGTTGTTCCATCTGGATTAACATCTTTACCTTCTTCTTCAGCGTCAGGATCAACTGGTATCATAGAACCTATATCATTAGTAGTTGCTTCTTCTAGTTCAACGACCATTAGCTGCTTAGCAACTGGATCAACGATAGTACTAATGTAAGCATCAGCGTATTCAGCCTGCTCATTAGATGGAGCCAACATATTAATAATCTCTTTAGTGATAAGTGATTCAATGATAGCATTGTCTGGCACTAAATTCTTGGCTGTGGTCATTAAAGCAATACGATAGTTAGTGTCGTGTGCCTCATAGTCAGTGTTATAGTTAACTTGACCTGCCCAACGCATATCCATAAAGCGTGCTGCGAATGTCATAATCTGCGCTTCAGTAACTTCCATCAAACGAGCCTTGGACTTACATACTCTGTGTAATGTCTTGCGTTCTTCAATGATGGAAACACCTGATTGTACTTGGTTCTTGGAATTACGCAAACCACCAATGCCGGTTAATGCTTCAATGTCTTCAAAGATAGCGCGTTGTTTAGTGATGATTTTCTCAACATCATTAGTATCAACTGATATGGCTTCAACGGAACCTTGATTCCCACGCACGATAGCACCAGCATGAACTGGAATAGAAATACCTTTATCAGCACGAATGATAGTCTTGGCAAACTGAATTGAAGAGTAAGCCTCACATTCTAATTTGTAATGTTCGCGTTGAGCATCACAGGCTGAATCAATGTCAGACACACCAAGTTCAATTGAGCGAGGATCACGACGACCATATGCGATAAAGCCTGGAATTGCCATGCCAAGTGGAAATTCTCCAGTGGCTATAGGATAAGCTTCATTGGACATTGTATCAGTATTGCCGGTGCCAACTCGCTTGGGTACTTCATAGCTTGCCCAATACGATGGACGAGTAGCATCACCTAAATGATAGCACTTGATAGAATAGCATTCTTCGTTCTCAGCTTCTTTAACCTTGACATACTTGAGCATTGGCTTTCCACCTTGAAAGTCAAACTCCCAATCCCATACATCTAATGGTGATATGGCAACAGTATAAGGACGACCAAGATTACCTTCACCTATCTGGGGCATATCAACAAACACCCAAGCGTGACCAAAGATTGAAGTAAGATCGCCAATGTTTTCCATGAAGCTTGTTAATGTGCGATTTTGAAGATCGGCATCTAACATAAACAAATCACTCCACTCAGCATTATCAGGGTCAATTGGTCTGCCGCTTGGATCACAGAATCTTACATCACGCTTGACTCCAGGCTCGAATAGCACATCATTAATTGTGTCAACGATATAACGGCAAATTGGTTGAGCGATTGTATTGGCCACTAAGTCAACATACATTGACGAGTCTTCTGAAGGGCGTTTACGTCTGACGTAATGTTTGAATACATAGCCTCCCAGGTACGCATATTGATACGATAACATTGTTTCGTATGTCAATGTATAAGTGTGATTCTTTTTTAATAGATCGGCGTTCTTCATTTAATATTCCTTGTAGATGTATTTATTCTTTTATTTTCTGGGGGCAATTATCCCCGTGTCTGCGCTTGTATACAGTGTGTCCAACTAACTCATTACAATGTTCGCAAAGTACCTTGGGATAAGTAGTGCCCTTCATTGGAGTAATGTGACGACCCTTGTTCATCATATCCTGTGTGTTTTCTTTATGAGTGCCCAACCAAAGATGCGCAGGATTAAAACATAGTTTGTTATCGCAGGTATGACAGACCACTTGGCCCGCGGCTGGAATCTTACCCGCCATTTCTGCTGCCACTCTATGAACTGTTCTCATCCTGTCACCATCGCGGACCATACCGTAGCCTATGTTGTTTCTTCCTCCGGTCCATATCCAACAATCGTCAATGATTGTCATCTTATCAAGCATTCGTTCTTCAAGTGTTTTGTTTGTTTTTGGCATATTAATATTTCATATAGTCTTCATCTCCAGCATCCTCACCGGACATAATCTGTTCCCATGTTGGGCCACCAGAGAATAAGGGTGAGTCGGGTAAATGTTCAGCACCGGGCATTACATTGAATCTTTGATCCATACCAATGTATTCAGGTATTCCAATGCTATCATGTGTAATGGGAAATAGCAATGATATCCCATATCGCATACAGTCACCAAGACCGTCAATGAAAGCAAACTTATCTGAATACTTGACTAACTTCTTGCGTGATCCATCTTCAAAGTGATAGGACTTCATAGCATCTATCAACTTTGTTTGTCGTCCATCAATCATCATTCTACCACTGTTGATAAACGCATTACAAATGTTATCAGTGTCAGTGATAAGTGGATTGGCTTTGTTCATATTAATAATCTGAAAGCCATACTTTTCTAATAGGGTTTTATCAGTGACGCCAAACGCTGATGTGGTATCTCTATTCAACTGTGAGCCTGACATATCTATAATAGAGTAGATTCTACGCTTGGGGAAATCTGCTCTGATAGCTTGGGCCATTTGTTCAGTGCCGCAATCATCTATGCTATATGCCTTAAGGACTTCAATACGACCTTCTTTGGTATATGGCTTGATAACGCGGGCCACTACCGCCGTTGCTACTCGTTTGTTAAAGTCGTGGAATGAATAAAGATCGCCTGCTCCAACATCATTAATCTCAGCGGTATGAAACTGTGGTTGAAATGTGTAGAAGAACATATCCGTGACTGATTCAAAGCTACACAGATAATCCTGGGCGAATTTCATTGGCGATAGAATCTTCTTCTGTTCGTTAATAAACTCTTTGTTGCCTGCTCGCATTTGTTCGTAATCATAATGTCTTACAATATACTTTTCTGGATTAACCTTGGCAGCGTTGAACAAATCATAAAGAGGGCCCGCACCGTGTGGTGTTGATATGATAATCATTCGTCCCATTGTATCTGGACTGCCCACCTTTGGTCTTAAACGATTGGTAATCTCTTGTAATGATTCTTGAGCATATAGCGAGGCTTCGTCCATGATGGCTAGACCAGCGTTCATACCACGAAGATTTTCTCTTTGTTCTGCTGACTTACAACGGATAAAGGTTCCATTGGGAAACTCTATTGTTAGATCACCGTTGTTGATCTTGGATTCTTTAATGCCAAATAGTTCTTTACAACTTTTAGTAAGGTCGGGCCATATTAGAGTCTTTATCATTTCACGAGTTGGTGCTATGTAAAGGATATCCTTACCCTTGTGAAACTTAGCATCTTGCGCGGCTATGGGAAGGAATAATGCTGCCAGGAATGTTTTACCAGAGCCAACGGGAACAATATCAATTGAATGTTTATCAGTGTTCATCCAATCATTGAAGATTGTTGACTGTTCGCCATATAAAACTATATCTATTTTTTTCATAGACGGCGCCATTCATATCCGCCGGTAGATTTTAATTTTCCGCTGAGACATTTATATACATGTTGATGATAAAATCCCGCACCATTAATTTCATTTTTGCCGGCTAATATAATTATTTTACCGGTAAGTTTACAAGTACCTTCGACTGAACCTTTAAAGGATCCATTCCCTGTTTTTGAAATATTTTTGCGCCATATGGGATCTTGTCGGGCTATAGCATTTGATTGTTTCCAGCTGGTTCTACTAACGCTTGATTGAATATTAAATCTATTGGTTTGTATTGATACATTACCAATCGCATATGGTCCAATATCATTATGTCTTGCCATACAATATTGATTAGAAAGTCTTCCACGCTCGTCCCATTTACCGGATGCTTGCCATATGGCGAACCATTCATCAAATGTTAGAATGAAATTGATATTTCTAAACTTAGCAGTGTTTCTATGCCGGTTAAATTTAGCTATAGCATTATTTCCAATCATCAAGTTCCTTAGTGGCGAATACGATTTGAACGCCCATTGTCTCGCCATTGCTTGTTACATCAACTTCACTCTTATCGGCCAATACTTTATTAAGAATCAAGGTTTGATACTTATGAATAAGATGTTTATCATCACTTGCTCTTGCTCTTGCGTAATCTTCAGCAAGGCCAATTTCAAATGGCACATCACGCTTGGCAATTTCTTCAAGCACGGACATTGAGTTAAGCTTATTACTAGTACCTTTCTTGCGACCGGAGTTTGCTCTTACACCACCGCGGCCCTTCTTAGGTATTATTTGATCTATTTTCAAAGAGTCTTTATTAGTCATATATCTATTTATCTTTTATTTTAAAGTAAACTTGATTTCTTTTACTTTGGGTTTTCTTGGCTTGACTATCTTTTTAATGGGTTCTGGACCAAGTTCCAAACCGCATTCTTTATACAGCAATGCTATCTCAATGGGAGATTGTTTTGGTTTAAACCAATTGCGCAATGTGTCAAGTATAGTCATAATGTTTCCT